ATACTACGTAAACGATAGAGTTTTTTCACAAAGACTTTCATGATTTTATGAAAGCAGGACGACTTACGAAAGTCGTAAATATGATACACAATGGCACTAACAAACGGCGAAAAATCAAGGCTAAAAAAGGCAGGACTCGCAGGGTTGAACAAACCAAAGAGAACTCCTAAGCACCGAACTAAGAAGGCAGTTGTAGCTGTACGAGTTGGTGGCAAAGTGAAAATCATTCGTTTTGGAGCGCAAGGCATGGGGCATAATTACAGCCCTGAAGCCAGAAAAAGCTTCAAAGCAAGACACGGAAGAAATATCGCAAAAGGTAAATCTTCTGCAGCCTATTGGGCAAACAAAGTATTTTGGGCAGGTAAAGGTGGTTCTACGAAACGACCACCCAGCTCCCAAAAAAGAACATTTGGAACTAAACGAAGGAAGTAATGACAATACCAAAAGTAATTGACAAAAGAGAAATATGGCTGGATGGCTTAGGCCTACAAGCTGCGGATGTACTAAAAAGATTTCACAAAAGAGAAATTAATGGAATAACTCCGACCAATACTGAGACCGATGTTATGGACTTATGTGGAGGATATCTCTACCTTCTAGAACTTACCAAAGACCATGGACTATTCGAGTCCGAAGACCCCTTTAACCTATTTCAAAAAGAGACCTTACATTGATAGAAGTAAGCCGTTCCGATATAGTCTCCGACTATTTAATGGAACTCCAACCCGAAACAAGATTTATTAAGTTACCTATTGAAGGCTATCTTGATTTATTAAATGTTACCCCCAACTCCTCACAAACTGCAATTATTAACGCAATTAACAATCCTAAATACAGATTTGTTTGCGCAGCAGTATCACGTCGACAAGGCAAAACCTACATAAGCAATATTATAGGACAGCTAACATGTTTAGTACCTGGAGCTAATGTACTACTTATGTCCCCCAACTACGCACTATCCCAAATATCATTTGATCTTCAAAGACAGTTAATAAAACACTTTGATTTAGAGGTAACACGCGACAATGCAAAAGACAAAGTTATAGAACTATCTAATGGTTCTACTATTAGAATGGGTTCAATCAATCAAGTAGACTCAGTTGTTGGTAGATCATACGATCTTATCATATTTGATGAGGCTGCTCTAACAGACGGACGAGATGCCTTCAATGTAGCACTAAGACCAACACTAGATAAAGAAAACTCTAAAGCAATCTTTATTTCGACCCCTCGTGGGCGTAATAACTACTTTGCAGAGTTTTATTATAGAGGATTTACCGATGAATTTCCAGAATGGTGTTCAATTAAGGCAACTTACCATGAAAATCCTCGAGTTTCTGATGCAGATATTGAAGAAGCAAAGAAAACAATGTCTCAAAACGAATTTAACCAAGAGTACATGGCAGACTTTAATGTATTTGAAGGTCAAGTATGGTCATTTAATCACGAAAAATGTATTGGAGATTTCAAAGAACTAGACACTAGTCAAATGGATGTTTTCGGAGGATTAGATGTTGGTTACAAAGACCCTACAGCATTTTGCGTTATCGCGTACTGCTGGGATAAAAAGAAGTACTACTTAGTTGACGAATATATGAACGCTGAACGTACTACAGAACAACACGCTGTACAGATAAAAAAATTAATTGATAAATGGGATATTGACTTTATTTATATTGACTCTGCAGCACAACAAACGAGATACGATTTCGCACAAAACTATGATATTAGTACTATCAATGCAAAGAAATCAGTACTAGATGGAATCGGTCATGTCGCAGGAATTGTAGACAATGATGATCTTAATGTAGACCAAACATGCAAACAAGCGCAGATGTCATTAGATCAATACCAATGGGATCCGAATCCTAATTTATTAAAAGAAAAACCAAAACACAATATGTCATCCCATATGGCGGATGCTTTACGATATGCATTATATACATTTCAAACATCAGCCACTACGTTTTAATAAGACCTGTAAAAAACAGTTCTTGACATATGATGTGAGTTTTTGGTATAATTCTAATTAAGAGTTGAAATATGAAATTAAAAAGAGATTTAGTTAAATATGTAAGAGACAAGGCTAAATCCAAATATAAGAAACAAAGTAGTTGTTATATTTGTGAGAGCAATATAGACTTAGACTTTCATCATTACTACGGACTGACTGAATTACTAGAAACTTGGTTGAAAACAGAAAAATATATTATAGAGAATGAGCAAGACATACTAGCAATTCGAAAGTCCTTCATTGATGATAACTGGGAGAAAGTGTATGATTACACAGTAACTCTCTGCCATAAGCATCATTTACACTTACACTCAATATATGGAAAAAGACCCAAATTGATTACAGCAGAAAAACAAAAACGTTGGGTCGAGAAACAGAGAAATAAATATGGCATGGTATGATACATTATTAGGAAGAACTCCAGATACTGAGGACAAGCTCAACCCTGCACAATATGTTATTTCTAGAAACGAAGGTCTAACTGTAGATTCTCGCGAAGTAGTTACTAACTATAGAAACGCATACGAACAATTAGAGATAGTTAACAGAGCAGTCAACATGATAGTTGATGATGTTGCTGATATACCCTTTCAACTAGGGAATCAAGTACCGGGAACAAATAATATTGTAAAAAATATTAGAAGATCAAAAGTTGACCTTTTAATTAATAGAGAGCCAAATCCTTTTCAGGATGTTAACTCGTTTAAAAGAAACTTAATAATTGATTTACTAATAGACGGTAACATCTTTATTTATTTTGACGGAGCACATCTATATCACTTACCAGCAAATAAAGTAAGAATAGAAACAGATGAACAAACTTTTGTTTCAAAATATACTTATGAAAACAGTATAGATTATAGTCCTAATGAGATTATACATATTAAAGAAAACAGTTTTAACTCCATTTATAGAGGAGTACCAAGACTAAAGCCTGCATTTAGAACTATGCAGCTTTTATCAAGTATGAGAACCTTTCAAGATAACTTCTTCAAGAATGGAGCAGTTCCAGGACTCGTACTATCATCTCCAAATACCCTTTCAGAGAAAATAAAAGAAAGAATGTTACAGGCATGGGTTGCAAGATATAACCCACAATCTGGAGGTCGTCGACCACTATTCTTAGATGGTGGACTAGAGGTTAAAAATTTAACAGAAATAAGTTTTAAAGACTTAGATTTCCAAGAAGGAATTAAGTCAAACGAAAAAATTATACTAGAAGCAATGGGAATACCACCTGTTCTACTAGATGGCGGTAATAATGCTAATATAAGACCTAATCATAGGCTTTATTATTTAGAAACAATTTTACCAATCGTAAGAAAATTAGGGTATGCGCTAGAGCGATACTTTGGTTTTGCAGTATCTGAGGATGTAACAGGAATACCTGCCTTGCAACCAGAACTAAGAGACCAAGCTGCATATTATGCTACTCTTGTAAATACAGGGATTATGTCCCCAAACGAAGCAAGAGAAGCTTTAGGTAAAGATCCAGTAGATGGATTCGATTCACCTAGAGTACCAGCAAATATAGCAGGCTCAGCAGTAAATCCCGAAGAAGGAGGTAGACCTCAAGAGGCTGCCCCAGGTGAAGAGGAATAATATGACAAAAGATATGATGGCAAAAGCATTATCAGCCTTTCTTTCTAAAGAAGGAGTCGATACTATGGACTTAGCAACTTATAAACGTTATGGTACTGAAGTACCTGTTAAAGACTATATGCTTAGAAGAACATTCGGGTCTTGGAATAGAGTACTAAATACTACTATGAAAAGATACCCAGTAGTTGTAGCTGTTAAAGCTCCAGCACCTACTCCAGCCCCAAAAAAGGTTGAGAAAGTAGCACCTAAGAAAGCAGCGCCTAAAAAGGCACCTGCTAAGAAAACTGGAGGCAAATAATGAGTAAAATTTATCACTGGACTAGCACTTTCAAATCATTAGGTGAAACTGATGATGGCGGTGTTGAGATCAAAGGTTCTGCAAGTACTAACGGACTTGACAGAGCAGGCGACATAATCGAAGCAGATGCTTGGA